GCGATTTTGAACATTGGAAATATCCAGACACAGTAGGGAATGATACTATTATGGATGATATAAATTTTAATAGTAATGAGTCTAGTGAATACGCCATAACACGAATGAATCATACATCGACTATGACTAGTGAACCGTTTATGATGTTTGAATTTATGAAGATAGATGAAAAAGCCTCTGCAGCTGCAACACCAGGTATGCCAAAAGACTCTATGTACTCGGAACCTGTAAAAAATCTTACTGCTACTAGTGAAAATCTTGGTATGTTAAATGATGAGTCAAACTTTTACTTCCAACAAAATAAAGATAAAATATCAAAAGACACATCGGGTCGTTCAGGACCTGTCTTTGTTAGTCAAATTGATAGTATAGTAGATTCAATCACTGGCTTTTTTAAAGACCTTGTTAATGTAGCAAAAAGAAATTATGTAGGTTCAGTTGCAATGTATATGCCTACAGATATTCAAATAAATGACCAAATGGTTTATAATGAAGATACAAGAAGAATTGGAGGAATAGCTGAAAGTATATTAACAGGTGAGGGTGGATTTAAAGATGTAGCAAATTGGACTGTACTAACAAGCCCAGAAATTTTAGCTGGTGGTTCTGTATTAGCAACCTGGTTAAAAGTACCACATGCTGGTATGATATCAACTTTAGCTGGTTATGGTGTAGGTACTGTTCTTCAAACTGAACTTCAAAGAAGTACTGGTAAAATTGCTAATCCTAATGAACTTTTAAGATATCAACAAACATCATTAAGAAGCTTTACCTTTACTTGGACTATATTACCAGATTCAGAAAATGAATCTATTCAAGCAGCTGGACTTATTAAAATGTTTAGAAAAGCTGCTCACGCAACAAAAGACACCGCAGTATTGGTCACAGTTCCTGACCATGTTATTGTGTCATTCCATGGTGCAAGAGATATGATACAATTACCACCATGTTATATTGAAAGTGTTAATGTTACATATAATCCAAATAATTCTTCGTTCTTTAAACAAAACAATTCACCAGTTGAAATTGGATTAGCTGTAGGGCTTAAAGAAATTATTCCAATATATTCAGATGATGTAGAAGATAGGGGTTACTAATATGTATTTTAAAAATATAAAAAATGTAGCAATAGATGTAGATGGTTCTAATAATTTTGATAAATTAAAAAATCTTACAGCAAAAGCAAAGGTTTCTAATGCTCTAATTAATAATGCTGGTTATTATCAGACTATAGAAGTTATTGATGGTGAAAGGCCAGACCATTTAAGTAAACGATTATATAATACTGATGACTATCATTGGACATTTTTATTACTTAATTCGCACTTAAAAAATATATGGGATGATTGGCCTATGAAATATTCTCAATTAGTAGAATATTGTACAGAAAAATATCAATACCTTGCGGCTGATACTGATGATGACCTCAATAATAAGTTTACTTTAGGTGAGGTTGTTACTGGTTCTGTATCAAATGCAACTGGCACTCTTAAAGAGATACACGTTAATATGGGTTACCTTGTTATAGAAAAACTAACAGGTACATTTACTATAACTGGTGAAACAGTAAATGGTGTTAGTTCTGCAGACTCAGTAACATGTAACTTTATTAAATCACAAGCATATGCACCTCACCATCACGTTGATGATTCAACTGGCGCGTGGGTACCAAGACGTTTAGCTGGAACAACTGCTTATAGTTATATCGATTATGAATCTGCTGTAACAGAACAAAATAGGAATTTAAAAGTAATTAAGCCAGAACATATATCAAGTGTTGCACGTGAATTTATTAGTATTATGAGATAATAATGAAATTACAAAGTTTAAGTATTGATATAAATGGTCTTGATATAAGTAGAATGGTTCTTAATATGACCATTTTTGAAACTATTAAAGGTATGGTGAAAGGAAATCTTGTTGTTCAAGATAATATAAACTTTTATGATACCTTTATTGATGAAAGTATGGTACCTATAACCATAACTTCCAAATATCTTGAAATTACTAATACCAATAATGTTTATTCAAATGGCATTACTAATATGACTATAAACAAATTAGGTAAACAATATACTATACATTTTGTTGCTTATACTACAGTAAATATGAAATTAGCAAAAATCAATAAAGTTTATTCAGGAACAAGTAGTGGAATTATATCAAAATTATTCCTTGAGGCAAATGGTGAAAATCATCTTTTATCTGTAGACACAGTATCAGATACTAAAGGTAAATATATTGTTCCAAATATATCGGCCCAAGCAGCAATTAAAAATGTAGTAGAAACTGCTCATGATGGTGAGAACTCTGGGTTTTGTTTATACCAAAGAGTTGCCGACCAAGGAGTAACAAGATTAAGTACATTAAATCATATGTCTAAAAATTATTTTTATAGTGCACCTAAAACAAAATTTATAATAAAGAATACTATTGTAGGTGCTAATCCACATGATGATGGTCTTTCTAGTTTGGATACTATTGGAACTTCTTCACAGTTTATATTAGAGGAATATCAAAATAATTTTACTGAAAAATTAGCAGCAGGACATTGGGGAAAAAAGATTAATCATATCGAGTTAGATAAAACTAATATTAAAGAAACCCCACCTACAGAAGCAACAAAATTATCATTAACAACATTTAAATTGTCAGAAAATTTATATGAAGATAATGTAAAATCATTATTTAGTACTGCACCAGATGCAGCTAGTATAGCAGCTGGTAATCAAAAGAACAGAGTATATAATCAGTCTCTTCGTGTTACTAATATGGTAGCTATACCATATATAGGTGTTGGCTTTTGTGTTGGTGTTGACCAAGGTGGAAGTAATATTTCTAAATCTAAAGCAGATACTAATTATATTATTGCTAACATTAATCATAAGTTTAAAATGGATGATGGCACCTTTGAATATTTGCAAGACATAGGATTAATAAGAGAATAATGCATTTTGGAATAGTAAAAAATAATGTAGACCCATTACAACTTGGAAGAGTTAAAGTAAATGTTTTTGGGTTGCATACTAATATTGATACAATAGATTTACCTTGGTCTCAAGTAATGATGCCTGGAAATACACCAGCTATAGGTGGCCAAGGGCATTCTGTAAATTTAGCTCAAGAAATTTTATGGAAAAAAGGTGAGCTCCTTCCTGAACCAATAACTGGAGCAGCCGGTCAAGTTCTTACAGAAGTTGATGACGATACTACTCCAGCAACTGGTGATGTTAAAGTGATTGGTTCATTAGTTGTAGGTATATTTTTAGATTCAAAATGGCAAGAATTTATGGTTATTGGAAGTCTTCCTACAAAAACTGATGGCACACCATGGAAACCAACAGACCCTGTAGAAGATAATAATATTAGAGTAAGAGCTGGAGCAGACCCAAATACAGAAGACCCTGTTGGTTTATATCAACCTCCTAGTACATATGCTCCAGTATATCCATATAATAATGTATACGAAACAGAGAGTGGTCACGTTAAAGAATATGATGATACACCTGGTGTAGAGCGTATAACAGAAAGACATAAAAGTGGAACAAGATATGAGATAGACCCAAATGGTACAAAGAATGAAACTATTGTAAGGGATAATTATAAATTAGTAGCAGGACATGACACACTTGAAGTATATGGTAATGTTAAAATTGTTGTAGGTGGTGATGTAGATATCGCTGTAGCAGGTGATGTTACTGCTAAAGTTACTGGTGATATATCATTAGTTGGCGTTGATGCTAATGGTGATAAGGAACTTGGTATCACTATGGATAACACAAATGATAAAATTATATTAGAGACAGTTAATAATATTGTCACTATGGATAATGCTAATAAGAAAATCACATTAGACACTGATAATGTTGAGATAACAGGTGATTTAAAAGTAGTTGGTACAACTCATACTAGCTCATCACAAAAAGTTGATGGACACTTCCATACTCATGGTGACCCTGCAGGAAATACTAGTGCATTAAGTTAATAAAGGTATAAATAAGATATATGGCACAAATAGCACGACAAGAAACGTACAAAGATTTAGATTTTACTTTTAAGCAAAATCCTAATACCAATGACGTTGGAATAAAAAAAAATAATGCATCTGTAATACAAAGTGTTTTAAATATATTAAGAACAAATCATGGTGAGCGTCCATTTAATTATACTTTTGGCGCTAACCTAAGAGCATATCTATTTGAGAATATGACTCAAATAACAGCAGCAAGTATGTCTACTTCTATTGAAACTGCTTTAAAAAATTGGGAACCAAGATTAGAAGTATTAAATACAAATATTCAGGCTAAGGCTGATGAAAATGATGTAATGGTAACAGTAACCGGTAAGGTTATATCAACTAATGAAATAGTAGATATAGCAACCACAATAGAGAGATTACGATAATGGCAATAGAACGCAGAATTTCAGCAAGTGAATTAGATTTTGACCAATTAAAAAATAATCTAGTTAGTTATATGAAGGCAACAGATACGACCTTCAATGATTATAACTATGAAGGCTCAGCAATGAATACCATCATTGACGTATTAAGTTATGTAACACATATAAATTCAATGAATGCAAACTTTGCTCTTAATGAAACGTTCCTTGACACAGCTCAATTACGAACTTCTGTGGTATCTCATGCTAAACTATTAGGATATACACCAAGGTCTATTGCTCCATCTACTGCATTTATAAATTGTAAAATGGCTACTGGGTCTGCCTCTCCTTTATGGAACCATGATTCAGATAATAATCCATTACCATTAACTATAAATAGGGGCGTTACATTTCAAACTGTCATTGATGGTGTCACATATCCAATGTTTAATTCAACAACCACTACCATCAATTATGATGCAACTAATGGTTGGCTATTCTCTAATATCCAAATTGAGCAAGGAACATTAGAAAGTATAACATATACATTCCAAAATAATAATTTTGAGACATATTTAATTCCTGATATTAATGTAAATACAAAATCCATTAAAGTCACTGTGACAGATTCAAATGCATCTACTGCATCTAAAGTTTATACACTTAATACTAACGTAGTAGATTTAGATGGTACATCCGAAGTATTCTTTTTAGAGGAAGGAAGAGACGGTTATTATGAAATTAAGTTTGGTGATAATATTATTGGTAAAAGACCTGGAAATGGAACTGCAATTACTATTGAATATGCTAAGATAGCATCAGGTACTGATGTGAATGGTGCCACTACATTTACATTGACCGATACAATTGCTGGTAATACAGATGAGACCATCACACTTGTAACTAAAGCTACTGGTGGTGCACCAAGAGAAACTAAAGAAGCTATTAAATTTAATGCTCCTCTTGCTCACGTATCTCAAAACAGGGCTGTTACACCTGACGATTATAAAGCTATTATTAAAAACGAATTTGCCGACATTGAAGCTGTCCAAGTATGGGGTGGAGAGGACCATGATGTACCAGACTATGGT